AAAAGAATCATAAACATTGAACAGAGTCTTATCAATAGACACGCCATAATGGAATGTTTTGACTATACTCAGTGCATCAACAACGCAGCTTGCTCTACTTGCCCCATTATGAGGCAGAAGGGTCTCACGCACGTCCGCGTCACCAAACGTGTATTCGGCTATTCCATGCTATTTGAATTGGCCGGCATACATCCCTATGCAGATATGTTTACCGTCACACTCGGAAAAAGACTACGCCATGACACACTATGACAACACACTGAAGGTGACCCCCTATCAATACCAACAGGAGGGCATACGCTTCGGGCTTGACAAGAAAAGACTCATCATCGGTGACGAGCCTGGACTTGGCAAGACGCTCCAGTCCATAGCTATCGTGGACAGTGCCGATGCCTACCCCTGCCTTGTCATCTGTCCGTCGTCGCTGAAGATAAACTGGCAGCGTGAGTTTGAGAAGTTTACCGACAAGCACGCCCTCGTGCTCGACAACGGCACACGAACCACATGGCCTTATCTTCTTCAGATGAAGATGCACCACGTGGCCATCGTCAACTACGAAAGCCTGCGCAAGTTCTTCGTGTGGGACATCAAAGGGGGAAAGTCCTTCCGACTCAAAGATGTGGTCTTCTGCCCCCAGATACGGATGTTCAAGAGCATCATCATCGACGAGAGCCACCGCGTGAAAGACCCATCGGCGCAGCAGACCATCTTTACCAAGGGCATAGCCACCGGGAAGGAGTGGGTCATCCTGCTCTCCGGCACGCCTGTTGTCAATCGCCCGGAAGACCTCGTGGCGCAGCTCTCCATCATGGGCCGCCTGAATGAGTTTGGAGGCAAGACAGCCTTCCTTGCGCGGTATGGCACCTCCAGCGACCCGACAGCATCTACGGAAAGCAACCTCACCGAACTCTCGCAGCGGCTCTATGCCTCGTGCCTCATCCGGCGCGAGAAGGCGAAAGTGCTCACCGAACTGCCCGAGAAGACGCGATGCGACCTCTATGTGGACATCAGTAACCGTGAGGAGTACGACCTGGCACAGGCTGACCTTGCCGAATACCTCCGTCTGTACAAGGAGTGCTCTGACGCTGAGGTGCGCCGGAAGATGCGCATGGAAGCACTGGTCAAGTTTATGACCCTGCGCTCGCTCGCGGCCATGGGCAAGGTGGCACAGGCCATCGACTTCGCCCGGAACTTCCTTGCCAGCGGCAAGCCTCTCATCATCTTCTGTTCCTACCACGAGATTGTAGATGCGCTCTGCCTTGCATTTCCGAAAGCCGTGCGCGTCACTGGAAGGGACTCTGCTGTCAGCAAGCAGGCCGCCGTCGATGCCTTCCAGTCAGGGCAGGCCAATCTCATCATCTGCTCCATCAAGGCCGCAGGCGTAGGCCTCACTCTGACCGCAAGTTCCAATGTGGCGTTTGTGGAGTTTCCCTGGACCTATGCCGACTGTTGCCAATGCGAAGACCGTGCCCACCGCATCGGTCAGCGCGACAACGTCACCTGCTACTACCTCATTGGGCGCGGCACCATCGACCACGCCCTGTACAACATCATCCAAAGCAAGAAGTCCATCGCCAACCAGATTATGGCCAGCGACGACGACATACCCACCGACCGAATGTATTTCGACGAACTCGTCAACAGTTTATTTTCACCCATTAATAACCCCAACACATGAAACTCGTAGAAACCAAAAAGAGCGAAGTCCGCTACCGAACTTCCGACCCAAAGAGAATGCTCAACCGCTATCTCACAGATGACCTATGTCGTACATGGACTGAGCCTTGCATAGACAAGGAGACAGGTCATGGCATAAGCGTAGAACGAAAAGAGAAAATCGCCTATAGGGGCGAACGAATCACGCAGGAACTGCTCCAGCGCATCCGCTTCTTCCAGGCCGAAGGGGGCATCAAGGAAGTGGAAGTGTCCAATCAGAAGCGCGTTGCATCCGTCCTGCCCAATGAACGGCAAGAAATCTATCGTGCCGTCGTTGCATTCCGGGACAAGGAGTTCCACGTGACGAAAACACCCTTCATGCTCTATGCCACCTCGGTTGAGAATGCCATGGAGATACTCTGCGATTACATTGAACTGCATCACACCGACGAGTTTCGCATCCTTGAACTGAAGCTCTGCGAGAGTCTGATGCTGATTACCGACGACATCACGTTGCATCCCGATGCTACGACCTATTCCGACAACCGGCTGCTCGAAGGAATCATCTCAATGGATGAATATCTCCAGACAATAGGTTATCAGGTGGAGCCTGCGGACATCAGTACGCCCACGCTTCGCCACTATCACAACAAAGCCCTCAATGAGAAAGACAAGCCGCTGAGAAAGTTTTATCAGATTTCGGTCAGAATCATTCTGGGAGTAAGTGAAGAACAAACTGTGCAGGAGCATTCCTTCATCGTTGACACCTACACGGCGGCGCGTGCTTCGATACTCATCAAGAAGGCCATTGATGAACGACTGGCAGAAAAGGCAGAAAAGGCAGAAAAGCAAGGTTTTGACCACGCGGCGGTGCCATTCTCCGTACACATTGAAGAGTCGAAGATGCTTCCTGTGAAGTATTTCGTCCCCAGGGAGTTCTCAGAAGTCTATATGCCCGAACAAAAGTGAAACACGATTATAAAATAAAAGTTGCGAAGACACCGCAACCACCCAACGAAATAATAGCACATTACATGGCACAATTCAGTAACACATTTCAGGCAATGCTTGCGAGGGCGAACGCTACGCGTCCTCGCAAGCGTCCCGACGACGAAGAACACCGCATCCAGTGCGCTTGCGTCCAGTGGTTCCGCTACCAATACCCAAGTCTGCGTCACAATCTTTTTGCCGTGCCCAACGGGGGTCGGCGTGACAAGGTGACGGGGGCCAAGATGAAGGCCGAAGGAGTGCTGGCCGGTGTGGCCGACCTCATCCTTCTGAAGAGCAATGCACATTACGGTGCCCTGCTTATCGAGATGAAGACCCGCACGGGCCGGCAGGCCGACACGCAGCGGCAGTGGCAACGTCTCATAGAACAGGACGGCTACAAATATGTCGTATGTCGTTCAACCGATGATTTCATGCGCGAAGTAAACCAGTACCTATCTGATTGTCACGCATGCTCAGATGGTATCACAGATCAATAAGGTTATCCATGACAAACTATTTTTCCCATGATAGCAATGCGCGTAATGATGAACGCATCATACGACTGCGAATGCGACACAAGTCTGCTGGATATGGCGTATATTTTATGATTCTCGAACGTATGCGCGACAGTAAGGACTACATGTGTGTCAAAGATTATAATATCATAGCCTTTGACCTACGTGAAGATGCATCGCTCGTAAAATCAGTTGTCGAGGATTTTGGGTTATTTGAGTTTTCCGATGATGGAAAGCACTTCTACTCCAAATCATTTCTCCGACGCATGAAAGAAAGAGATGCTGCCATTGGGAAACTTTCTGCCTCTGGGCGACTTGGCGCACAGAAACGATGGGGAAAGACAAATGACGCACCTGCAAAGAAAATAGAAGAATCAACAAATGAAGTTGGTGCAAAAAAAGAGGAAGAAATCCACCCCGCAAAAACAAAGGAGGACTATGCGAGGCAGTTCATCGAGGTTTTCAATGCTTACATCAAAGCATACAAATCCAAAATAAGGCCTGTAGTTAAACTTACAGACAAACGGGCGGATGCCATTATGATGATATACAGCAGGTTCGCCGAAAATGGCGGAGAGTACATTAAAACAGCTTTCAAAAATGCCGTGACGTCTGATTTTTGCAACGGGAATATTAAGGGGAGAAATAAACCTGCAGACTTCGACTGGATTATCAAACCGGAAAACTTCCTCCGATGCCTGGAGGGTAATATTTAACAACTAATTTTTAAACATTATGAAAAAGTTCATTGGAACAAAGACCATCATGGCTAAGCCGATGGCAAAGAGTGAAGCAGAGAAAGTGTTGAACCGCAGCCTTGCTGACGCAAAGGGTGGCGAAGACGGAAAGAGACATTTGAGGAGGCTTACAAGATTGCTGACACATACCTCGACCGTATGCGTATTGAGTATGCAGATGTCAAGGAGCGCGTTTTGAAACTGCACACGTTCCTGATGTCTGAGGAGTTCAGAGCATTGCCCAAAGAGAAACAGGCAAAGTTGCAAGCCCAGTGTGGTGCAATGTCCGCCTATGTCGAAATTCTTGGCCAGCGTATCGACGAGGCTAAGATGGAACAGAAACAACAGGAGGCTGCACAAGCTGCTGCCGCTGCAAAGAATATGTCAGCCGGCATCAATGGCCTTTGTTATCTGAGCAAGGCAGACAAGTGTGACTTGTGTCCTGACGAGTCGGACGAATGCAAGAAACTCATCCTTGCCGACGGTTCGCATATCTGCGTTCGTCCCATCCATGTGGAGGAAGTAGTGCACGATGGAGTGCCCGTGAAACGGACTGTCCAGTCTGATGACGAACACGAAATGGAAGGAGTCGCTCATGTCTGACGGACGTTTACAATTCTTCAACCTTGTCAAGGCTATGCGTGAGGCGCAAAGGGAATACTTCTCTACGCGTTCTCCGCAAGCCTTGACAAAGGCTCGTCAACTGGAACGCCGCGTGGACGAAAGCATCAAGCGCGGAGACGAATATCTCAAGAAACAACCTACGCTATTCGATAATGAAAAGTGATATAAAACTCCTATATATAGACCTGTTCTGTGGGGCGGGTGGAACCAGTACAGGCGTTGAAAAGGCAACCTTTCGCGGTGATAAGTGCGCCAAGGTCATTGCCTGTGTCAATCATGATGCCAATGCCATAGCATCCCACGCTGCCAACCATCCCGAGGCACTCCACTTCACGGAGGACATCCGCACGCTGGAACTGGGTCCGCTTGTGAAGCATGTGGATGAGACGAAAAGAAAGTACCCTGACGCAAAGACCGTCCTCTGGGCGAGCCTTGAATGTACGAACTTCTCTAATGCCAAGGGCGGAAAACCCCGCAATGCTGACAGCCGCACGCTGGCCGAGCACCTGTTTCGCTACATAGACGCTCTTTACACAGACTATATTTACATTGAAAACGTCAAGGAGTTTATGTACTGGGGCGAACTTGATGAACACGGCAAGCCCGTGAGTAGGGATCAGGGGCGCTTGTATATGAAGTGGGTCAACAAAGTCAAGAGCTACGGCTATGACTACGACTGGCGTTTGCTAAATGCTGCTGACTACGGTGCCTATACCAGCCGTCGGCGTTTCTTTGGTATTTTCGGCAAGAAAGGACTTCCGATAGCGTTCCCTGAACAAACCCATGCCAAGAATGGTGATGAGGGAGAGCTGTTCCACCTGTACAAGAAGTGGAATGCCGTCCGTGAAGTCCTCGACCTTGACGATGAGGGCGCGAGTATCTTCACAAAGAAAAAGCCGCTGTGTGAGAAGACGCTGGAGCGCATCTATGCAGGGCTGGTGAAGTTCGTGGCCGGAGGTAAAAAGCGGCACGACGACATGATTCTTAAGTATAATTCGATGAACAGCAAAGGTAATTACAAACCTGTCCCTACCGACCAGCCCAGCCCGACGGTGGCCTGTCAGAACCGTTTGGGTTATGTGAAGTTCAACTTTCTAAGCAAACAGTACTCTGGAGACCCTATGAGCAAGAATCAGTCGATAGACAAGCCGGCCGGAACGCTTACTTGTATTGACCATCACGCTTTTCTTTCTGTATTCTTCGGGAATGGTTATAATAGTTCTATTGATAGCCCGGCTCCGACTGAGACACAGAAGGACAGAAATGCCTTTGTGTCTGTAGTACCGTTGAATGACTGCAGTATAGATGTCAACGAACCGATGCCGGATGTTCCGTTGGATAAGGTTTCTGTTGTTACAGAACGTTTTATGGCAAGTGAGTACAGCGGTGGAGGGCAGATAAGCAGTTTGGAAACCGTCAATCCTTCTGTTCTCTGCAACCCCAAACAGAAGTTGGTGTCGGCAGACCAATTCCTGATGAATCCCTATTCGTTCCAGAGCGACGGCGGCAGCATCGACAATCCATGTTTTACTTTGATTGCTCGGATGGACAAGATGCCGCCATATATCATCACTACAGATCAGGGGGAATTGGGTATTGTGATCAATGAGAATGACAGTCGGATGACAGTCGAAATAAAGAAATTTATGGCTCTTTATGGAATTGTCGATATCAAGATGCGTATGTTGAATATTCAGGAACTGAAGCGTATTCAAGGATTCCCCGATGACTATATCCTTATCGGTACCCAAGCAGAACAGAAGAAATTCCTCGGCAATGCCGTGGAGGTGAATATGTCAAGAGCCCTATGCGAGGCACTGGCGGCAAGATTGCTGAAAGAAAAGGAACGGGGCTGATGAAAGGGTGGCGGAGAAATGTTGAAAAAAAAGACATTGAAAAAAGCAATAATAATATTTGTTTGAGTGATTTATTTATTCTTGATTCATATCTTGTATTATTCAAGATATTTTCGTAAATTTGTAGAATGAAACAGGAAGGAAAACAACATGGAGGCCACCGGCCTGGTGCGGGAAGGAAACCCGGATGGACAGCCGTGCTGCATGAGGCGCAGGACAAAGGGTAAGGTCAGGCTGAAGAAAAAGGATGGCAAGACCTTTGAGGCAAGGCTTGTGCTGGGAGAGAACGGGAAAATCAATCTCGAGTTCAAATGACAGGAAAGGGAGGGAAAGAAATATTCCTT